AGAACGAACAAAGCATAGACGCTGACTANACTGTTGCAGCAACTAAGAACGCTGCAAGCATAGGTGACATAGAGATTAGTAGTGGCGTTACAGTAACTGTGACAAGCGGTGGGAACTGGGTGATCTTATGAGTACGCTAAGAGTTGACACAATTGCTAACACTGCTGGTGTTACTAATAACAGAGTCTTGCAGATTCAAAGCACACAAGTATCAACAAGAACTTCACAAACAATTACGACTGACGTATTAGCTGAAATAACTAATATGTCTGTAAACATCACACCTTTGTTTTCAAATAGTAAAATACTATTACAAGCTCAGTGGATGGGAGAATTTACTTCGTCAACTCTTGCTTACAATTCAATATTTTCATTTAAAAGAAACGATACATACTTAGGATCTCCAGATGAAGGAGATAATCGTTATTATGGAATAATGCCTCCAGCGATTAATTTAAATAGTAGCGCAGCGTCTACAACAGAATCATCATTTTTAATGTATATGGACACGCCTTCAACAACATCAGCAATTACTTACAAGCTATCAATAATAGCTAGTGGCGGTACTGTTTACAACAATAGAACAGTTACTGATTCTAACTCAGGAGGATACGAAAGAGGTATGTCTATGATTACAGCAACGGAGATAGCGCAATGAATCACGAAGCTATTTATGCACTGTATCCTAATGTTAAACGTATTATTGAAAATACGCCTTATGACGCTGCTGACAACGTAGTTACAGTAGACGCTGATGCAGTATCAGCATGGGTTAGTCCAGAGCAGTATGCAAGAGACAGAAGAGCATCTTATCCATCAATGCAAGAACAACTCGACATGCAGTACTGGGATAGTGTGAATGGTACGACTACTTGGAAGGATGCTATTGCTGCTGTTAAGACGGAGAATCCTAAGCCATGAGTACAGTTAAGGTAGACACAATCAAGACCACAGGCAACGTAGAAGTCTATACCTGCAAGGCGTGGGTTAACTTTGATGGCACTACAAATACAGGAGGTAGTTGTACTATTAGAGCATCTGGGAATGTAAGTAGCGTTGCTGACAATGGTGCAGGTGACTACACTATTAATTTTACCAATGCAATGACTGACGCAAACTATGCTGTTTCAGGATCAGCTAAAGAGGCAGACTCTGGAACAACAGACGCTTTGTTTAAAATTGACGAAATTGGATCTAATCCTGCAGCAGGTAGTGTAAGAATCAATACCGGAGGAGCAACTACTTCCTTTGACTGCAACACAGTAATGGCATCAATCTTCAGGTAAACCAAATGAGTACACTTAAAACAGGAAAAGTAAAGACAACAACAATAGCTGACGAGTTAGACACAGAGTCTACTGCGGTCACTAATGTGATTAACGGATCTGCAAAGGCATGGGTTAACTTTAACGGACAAGGTACTGTAGCTATCCGTAAAAGTTTTAATATAAGCAGTATTACTGACGTAGCTACTGGTAAATTTACAGCTAACTTTGAAACCGCAATGCCAGATGCTAATTACTCAATTGTCTCAATTAGTGCTGATATTAGTGTAGCAGGTATTGGAAGTGTTGGAATTATATCTGCGACAGGTTTCACAACAACAACCGCTGCTTTGGGAACTGTAAGTAGCAGTAATGCTTACTATGACCAATCACACAATATGTATACATTTTTTGGATAAGGGGCAATGATGGATAAAAGAATTATATATCCTACAGATGACGGAGGAGTTGCAGTCATAGTACCTGCTCCTAACTGTGGATTAACAATAGAACAGATCGCAGAGAAGGATGTACCTACTGGTGTAGCGTATCAGATTGTAGATGTAGCTGACATTCCTAGTGATAGAACTTTTAGAAATGCTTGGGAGTATTCATAATGCCAATCACAACAAACTTAACTAAAGCAAAGACTATTGCACATGAGATGCGTAGAGCTAATCGTGAGGAAGAGTTTAAGCCACATGATGACATCATAGCCAAACAGATTCCTAGTGCTGATGCTGACGCTGCTGAGACTGCTAGGGCTGCTATCAGGACTAAGTACGAAACAGCACAGACTAACATCGACGCTGCTGCGGATGTAGACGCACTTATAACTGTTGTGGAGAGTATGTAATGAGTAAAGTTGTTATTCAGGGACACGCTAGTGGCACAGGGGACTTTACCATTGCTGCTCCTAATAGCAACACTGACAGGACTCTGACGTTACCTGATGTTGCTGGCACTGTGTTGACTAGCGGTAGCAATGCAGACTTTCCAGCAGGTAGTGTGTTGCAGGTTGTTCAAACTGTTAAGACAGATACGTTTAGCACAACAGCATTAACAAGTTCTCCAGCAGATGTTACTAATATGTCTGTTGCTATAACACCAACAAATACCTCTAGTAAAATATTAGTTTTAGTAAACGGTGTAGGTGGGTATCAAGCATACCAAGTAAATTTTCGTTTAATGAGAAATTCTACTCCTATATCTATTGGAGACGCAATCGGTTCTAGACCACGAACGTCAGTAACATCTGGTAGTTATGTAGGTAATGCTTCTTATGAGCAGTACCATTATTCACCGTTTAGTATTTGTTATTTAGATAGTCCATCAACAACTTCTTCAACAACATATAAATTACAAATGGGAACTTATAATGCTTCTTATACTGTATATTTAAATAGAAATCACGGTTATCAGAATACAGCTAATTATGATGCAACAACAGCCTCATCAATAACAGTAATGGAGATTGCAGGATGAATCATAAAGCTATTTACGCACTATATCCTAATGTTGTTTCTGTTGATGATACTGCTGGCGCAATGGACGCTAATGGTAACTCAGTCACAATAGACATGGATGCAGTTAATGAATGGGTTGATCCTGACGCATACAAGTTTAGTAGAGCATCTGAGTATCCAGCAATAGGCGATCAACTAGACGCACTGTATCACGCTGGTGTGTTTCCTGATGACATGGCTGCACAGATCCAAGCAGTGAAAGAAAGGTATCCTAAGACATGAGTACAATCGCAGTCAATGCAATTACAGATGCCAGTGCTGGTAACACAACAAGCATCAACTCTGTTACGCCTAATACATCTAACTTAGTAGGTAAGAATAGAATCATTAATGGCAACATGATGATTGACCAGAGGAACGCTGGGGCTAGTGTTACACCGGCGGAAGGTATTTACACACTTGATCGCTGGGAAGCAAAACAAACTACTGCATCTAAGTTTTCAGTACAGCAAAGCACAAGCAGTCCTCCAGTTGGATTTACAAACTATGCAAGATGTACATCTCTTTCTGCTTTTTCTGTTGGATCATCAGATCAATTTGGTTTACGTCAGATTATTGAAGGTTTAAATCATTCTGATCTTAATTGGGGAACCTCTGACGCTAAAACAATTACTATTTCTTTTTGGGTTCGTTCTTCATTAACAGGAACCTTTGGTTGTGCGCTTTATAACTATGCTGGCGATGCGTCTTATCCTTTTACATACGCAATTAGCAGCGCTAACACTTGGGAAAAGAAAACGGTAACAGTAACAGGAGCAACATCAGGAACTTGGCCTACCACTTCCACACATGGGATGGTTTTATTCTTTTCATTAGGTAGTGGCAGTAGCGTTAGTGGAACTGCTGGCGCATGGTCTGGTTCTTTTCTAGCTTCAGTAACAGGAGCAACATCAGTAGTAGCCACAAGCGGTGCTACCTTAGACTTTACAGGCGTACAACTAGAAGCTGGATCATCAGCCACTGAGTTTGAGCATAGACCGTATGGGACTGAGTTGCAGTTGTGTCAGAGGTATTATTGGAGGCAATTTTTTTCTGGTTCCAACGTGCTATATAACCGTGTTTATTGGAACGGTGCAGGGAACAATGCTATTTTTGATTTTCCAGCCCCTTCTGGTATGAGAATTAACGCTGCAACTGTTACTTGTACTCCTACTACTAATGGAACAAGCGTTTCGTTTACTTACCACCCACATGGGAACATAATCGTTTATAGAGCAAGTGCCTCTGGCGATAATTATTTTTATTCACAAGATTTAGCCATAAGTGCGGAGTTGTAAATGTATAAATTAATTAATGCAGTGTTAAACCCAGACGGAACTGTTGCTATTGCAGCGATGATAAAACGTACTGAAGATAGTTCTTTTATTCCAAAGAGCGAGGAAAACACAGACTATCAAGAATACCTTAAGTGGATAGCAGCAGGTAACACACCTGATCCAGCAGATTAATGAAGAACTTTGATCTAGCTACATTACTTGCTGGAATCATACCAGTAATGCTCGCAGCAATGTGGTGGGTTATTAGTAATGTCAATGATCTAAGAGGTGAAATACAACTGTTGCAAGCTAACATGGTAATGCTGGTAGATCCACAAGGTCAGATTATTCCTAGTTCAGGTAATGCTTTTGCTAGACAGGAACTTAAAGAAGAAATAATCCAAGAGATTCATGACTTAAAAGTTAGAGTTAAATTGTTAGAGGTATACAATGGCAGCGGATCCTAGATTAAAGAGAGCAGGTGTATCAGGGTTTAACAAACCTAAGCGTACACCTAACCATCCTAAGAAGTCTCATGTTGTTGTGGCTAAAGAGGGTGACAAGGTTAAGACTATAAGGTTTGGTCAGCAGGGAGTATCAGGTGCAGGTAAGTCTCCTAAGACAGCATCAGAGAAAGCTAGACGTAAATCATTTAAAGCAAGACACGCTAAGAACATAGCTGAAGGTAAAATGTCAGCAGCATATTGGGCTGATAGGGAGAAATGGTAATGGATAACGACAAGCAGTTAGGTAAGTTAGAAGCACAGGTAGAGTCTTTACAACGTCAGGTAGAGCAGTTAAGTATTGATGTTAAGTGTGTAACTGATGTCATGACTAAATGGAAGGGCGCTGGTGTATTGCTATTAATACTGGGTGCTTCCTTTGGGTGGCTGGTAGATATCATTCTAGGTAGATGAAAATAAACATATATTTTATTGTTATTTGTGCTATGCTTTTGCTACAAGGATGTACTGCGCTAGGTTTAGCTAAAGTTTTAATGCCTGAAAAAAAGTCTGGTACTAGTGTCAATGCTAATGCTCAAGTAGGTAAAGAGAACACACAGCAAGTAGTAGGTCAGCAAGACAACACCAAGATCGAAGGTGAGAATGTTAATGTTAGTCAGAAGGAAAACGACAGCAGCATTAACACATCTAAAGTAGATAGCTTAGTGCAAAATAATACTAATGTGCCTATGTGGTACTTATTGTTGTTGGTACTAGGCTGGTTACTTCCTAGCCCACAAGAAATATGGGCAGGGTTTGTTAACTCAATAGAAAGATTAATTCATGGCAAGAAGCGTAACAGCCGTAAAAACAAGAACAAACGATAGCGCAAAGGTTGATATGTATACTGTCCCAGCAAAGAACACTGCTGAGATACATATGCTTTATATCTTAGCTACAGCAGGTAATGCAAACGCTGATCTTTATTGGTACGACAGTCACGCAGGAGTTGAGTATCCGTTAGCTCATGCTAAGTCTTTACAAGCTACTAACGGTGAGTATTTATTATTAAAAGACTTACAAATAGACTTGCAAGAAAACGATAAATTAAGAGTACAAAACAGTGACGCATCGAGCACGATTACTTACATAGTAACTATGGAATTAAAACCATCATTAGCAACACAATTTCATTCTTAGGAGATAGATATGTACGGAAATTATAAAAAACCTAAACCTGTAAAGAAAAAGAAGACTAAACCTAAAAAGAAAAAGTAATGGCTAAAGGTGTAAAACATTACCTGAAAGACGGAACAACATGGTCAGGTGCTTATCACAAGATGCCTAATGGAAAATTACACACTAACAAAACCCATACGCTTACAAGCAAACCTGTTTACCACTTTGGCGAGCTTTCTGATTCTGCTAAGAAAAAAGCTAGAAAGAAAACATAATGAATTACTTAGAGTTAGTCAATGACGTACTTATAAGACTTAGAGAAGACGAAGTAACTGCTCCAACAGATACTCCCTACTCTAAGTTAATTGGTGTGTTTGTTAATGACGCTAAAAGAATTGTAGAAGATTCTTTTCAGTGGAACGTATTGACTGAGACACTAACAGTTACTACATCTGATGACCTTTTTAATTATGTTCTTACTGGATCTGGTCAACGGTTCAGAGTAATGGACGTTATTCATTCTGAAGAAGATTATTTTTTAGAAGGTATTACTTCTAGCAAAATGAATAATTACTTACTGAATGGTAAAGCATCAAAAGGATCACCGATGTACTACAACTTTAACGGTGTAGACGAAAATGGCGACACACAAGTAGATCTTTTTCCTATTCCTGACAATATTCAAACTATATTTTTTAACTTATACAAACCACAACCTACATTAACAGACCCTTCAACAACATTACTTGTTCCGTCTGATCCAGTAGCTAAGTATGCTTATGCTAAAGCTGTAGCAGAGCGTGGAGAAGATGGTGGATTGTCATCTCAGGAAGCTAGTGCTTTAGCAGACGCATCGTTAGCAGATCACATTGCTATGGCAGAGAGCAGACAGAACGATCAATACATTTGGACAGCAGTCTAATGGCTGGTAGAATACAGTCATCAACAATATCAGCACCTGCTTTTTTTGGAATCAATACGCAGGATAGTAGTGTTGACTTATCATCAGGGTATGCACTAGAAGCATACAACTGTGTCATAGACAAGTTTGGTCGTATTGGTGCTAGGCGTGGTTGGACTAAAGTAAACACATCGTTAAACTCTGATCTAGCGTCTAACAGTGTTGACTTTATTTACAACTTACCTAACCCAGATGTTACGTTTGCTGGAGGCAATAACAAGTTATTTACGAGAGCAAGCGGTGCTTCTACACTGGTCACAGCAGTTGATACAACAGTGGCTGATGCAGCAGGTACAGGCACAATATCTTATAGCATCACAGCTAACGAATGGATGGGTGCTAGTATTGTATTTGGTGAAGGACCGACAGCTAGTCCTTATGCTTACTTTGCACAGGCTGGTCATTTACCTTTAGTCTATCACAAACTAGGAGCAGATCATGCACATACAGGTGCTTACGGTTTTAACGTACTTGACGATGCTGGCTCAGTACCTACCACCTATGCTTCTGCTTCTGACTTTAAACCTAATGTAGTTATAGGTGCTTACGGTAGGACATGGTGGGCAGACATTGCTAATGATAAACAAACAGTTTACTTTAGTGCTTTACTAGATGGCACTAATCTATCTACAGGTGACTCAGGGTTTTTGTCATTAATTGATGTGTTTCCTAACGGTGACGAGGTAGTAGGANTAGCAGCACATAACGGTTTCTTGATTATCTTTGGTAAAAGAAACATCGCTGTTTATGCAAACCCTATTGATGTTACTAACTTACAGTTAGCTGATTTAATTGCTGACATTGGTTGCATAGCTAGAGACAGTATTGCTAACACAGGAACTGATGTTATGTTCTTGTCTGAGACAGGTGTTAGAAGTATTGCACGAGTCATTCAGGAAAAGTCAGCACCTATTAATGACATATCGTTTAACGTAAGAGACGATCTGATTGAGTTTGTAGAGTCAGAGAGTAACAAAGAAAAGATTAAAGGTGTTTACTATCCTAAAGATGCTTTCTATTTATTAACCTTACCTACATCTAAGTATGTTTACTGTTTTGATCTACGAGCTAGATTACAAAATAACGCAGCAAGAGCTACTATCTGGGATAGCATCGAACCTACGGCATTGCATGTTACTTATACAGGCGATCTTTTCGTAGGACAAAAAGGTTACATAGGTAAATACTTTAGTTTTTTAGATGATTCAGCTACTTATAGGCTACGTTACTACACTAACTACTTTGACTTAGGTAGTCCTACTACACTAAAGTTTTTAAAGAAAAGTAACTTTGTAGTTGTTGGTGGTGTGGGTCAAGACGTAGCACTTAAGTATGGTTTTGATTATATTAACTCATATCGGTCTATAACTAAGAAATTAAAAACAGGCTCTAATGTTGTATCAGAATTTAATGTTAACAAGTATGGAGTTAGCGGATCAGCTGTCGTAGGTAGTCAGTCATTTAGTAATAGCACACCTACTACTAACACGTTAACAGCACCTGACGGAACACACTATCAAGTTGCTTTTAAATCAGTATTAGATGAGGCTAACGGTTACGACTTACCTATAAATGTAAGATTAGAAGGAGATGGTTTTTATCACATTCCTACTACAACAGGCGCGTCAGGAGCTATAGAAGAAACAAATGCTACTATTTATTTGGTTAGTGCAAACGCTTTATCTGAATACTCTAGTGGTTTAGTACTTGAAGAAGTAAACAGTAACTTAGGTGGCTCAGGTTCTATTATGCAATTAGGCTTTGAGGCAGATATTAACGCTGCACCTTTGTCGATACAAAAGATAGATATTTATGTTAAAGCAGGTAAAACAATTTAAGGATATGTATGTCTGATTATACAAAAGCAACTAACTTTACATTAAAAGATGGATTAACTACAGGCGATCCACAAAAGATTATTAAAGGTTCAGAGTTAGATGCTGAGTATGTTGCTATCTCAAATTCTATTTCATCTAAAGCTAACTTAGACAGTCCTACGTTTACAGGAACAGCTAATTCTTCTCAGCCACCTACAGGAAATTCAAGCTCAAGAGTAGCTACAACACTCTTTGTTCAAAATGCTTTAGTAGGTGCGTATCCTGTAG